GACATGAACAGAGGTGGTTCTGTTTCTAAAAAGAAAAAAGTCTACGCTACAGGCGGACTAGAAGCTACTAAACCTGATCAAAAAGGTTTAAAAAAGCTTCCTACATCTGTTCGTAATAAAATGGGTTACATGAGTAAAGGCGGCATGTCTAAAAAAGGTGTAATGTCTTACAATATGGGTGGTATGGTTAAGTCACAAGTAAATAACCTCAAAAAAGCTAAAAGGTAATTATAGTGGCAAAGGCAAAAAAAAGCACTACAGCTAAAAAGTCTACTGTAAACAAAGCGGGTAACTACACTAAACCGGGAATGCGAAAACAAATCTTTAACAGGATAAAAGCGGGTGGTAAGGGTGGTGCGCCGGGGCAGTGGTCTGCACGAAAAGCACAAATGGTTGCTAAAGCTTACAAAGCTGCAGGTGGAGGTTATAAGTAATGAAAGTAGACGCACCTAAAGGCTATCACTGGATGAAACAAAAAGATGGCAGTTTAAAACTAATGAAGCATGATGGTAAGTTTGCCCCTCACAAGGGGGCAAGCCTTACTGCTAACTTTGCAGTACAAAAGAAGCACAATGCCAAACAAAAGTAAAACACCTAAAGCAAAGAAAAAGCCAGCCGCCAAGATGAACTCTGGCGGTTTAGCTAATAGTCAAAAAAGCCTTAAGTCGTGGACTAAGCAGGATTGGAGAACTAAAAGTGGTAAACCTTCTACGCAAGGTCCAAAGGCTACAGGGGAGCGTTACTTGCCAGCTAGTGCTATTAAAGCTATGGATTCTAAGTCTTACGCTGCGTCTTCAGCGAAAAAAAGAGCAGATACAGCAAAAGGTAAGCAGTTTTCTAAGCAACCTAAGAAAGCGGCTAAAGCTTCCAAGCCGTACAGGAGAGTAACATGAGTAGGGTACTGAACGAAAAACAACAACTCTTTATGCAGGTCTTGTTTGACGAGGCTCAAGGTGATGTTGTACAAGCTAAGAAGCTTGCAGGTTATGCTGATGGTTCATCTACAAAAGCTATTATAGAAGGCTTAAAGGATGAAATATTTGAGGCTACAAAGACTTACATGGCGCGTCTTGGGCCTAAAGCTGCGGTTGCTTACGGTAGTGCTTTGGTTGACCCTACTCAGCTTGGTATTAAAGAAAAGATGGTTGCAGCAGGACAGATACTAGATCGTGCTGGTGTAGTTAAGACTGAGAAGGTTGCAGTAGAGGCTAGTGGTGGTTTGTTTATCTTGCCCCCTAAAGAAAGTAATGATGACTAGGCACTTTGCGTTTAATGACTTAGGTTATTGGATGCTACCTAAGCCTAAGAAGCTACGACATTGGGAAAGAATACCAAGGCTAGTAAAGTTTGTACCTTTTGGTTACGAGATAGACCCAAACGATGAACGTTGGTTAAACCCTATTGAGAAAGAGTTAGAACTATTAGAGCTTGCAAAGAAGCACTTAAAGCAATATAGTTATAGAGAAGTTTCTGCTTGGTTAACTACACAGTCAGGCAAAAGTATATCTCACATGGGCTTAAAGAAGAGAGTAGACCTTGAGCGAAAACGTAAAACAACTGCTAGAATCAAGCGTGAGCTTGCCAAAAGGCTCCAAGAAGCGATCACGCAGTACGAAACGCTTGAAAAAGAAAGAACAGGCTACTACACCTGTCCAGCCGAGTAAAAATGTTTCACGTGAAACAATTCCAGCTACAGTAATACCTGCGCCATTTGATGTAGAGGAAGCGCAAAACATTGTCTTTCAGCCTAATGCAGGGCCACAGACAGACTTTCTAGCTTCAGGTGAGCGTGAGGTGTTGTACGGGGGTGCAGCAGGTGGCGGTAAAAGCTACGCTACACTAGCTGACCCCTTACGCAACCTAAATCACCATGCTTTTAGTGGCTTGCTTGTACGTCACACTACAGAGGAACTAAGGGAGCTTATACAGAAAAGTCAAGAGTTGTACCCTAAAGCAATTCCGGGCATCAAGTGGTCAGAACGCAAGTCTCAATGGGTTACACCTAGAGGTGGGCGTATTTGGATGAGTTACCTAGATAAAGACCAAGACGTTATGCGCTATCAAGGACAGGCGTTTAACTATATTGCATTTGATGAGTTAACTCAGTGGGCTACACCTTTTGCGTGGAATTATATGAGGTCACGTTTACGTAGTGCATCACCTGAGTTAGGCTTGTACATGAGGGCTACAACAAACCCCGGTTCTGTTGGGCATCAATGGGTTAAGAAAATGTTTATTGACCCGTCTAAGCCTAATAAGCCTTTTTGGGCTACAGATATTGAGACAGGAGACCGTTTAGAGTACCCTAGAGGTCACACTAAAGAAGGTCAACCTTTATTTAAGCGTAGGTTTATACCTGCAAGTTTGTTTGACAATCCGTATTTAGCTGACAGCGGCGATTATGAGACTATGTTGTTGTCTATGCCAGAGCATCAACGTAAGCAGTTATTAGAAGGAAACTGGGATGTTAATGAGGGTGCAGCGTTCCCTGAGTTCAACAGAAAAGTTCACGTTGTTGAGCCTTACGATATTCCTAATAGCTGGGCGAAGTTCAGAGCTTGCGATTATGGGTACGGCAGTTGGACAGGTGTTGTGTGGTTTGCTGTGTCTCCATCAGAGCAGCTTGTAGTTTATAGGGAAATGTATGTCACCAAAGTTACTGCTACTGACTTAGCGGATATGATATTAGAGGCAGAGGCAGACGATGGAACCATAAGATACGGCGTGTTGGACTCGTCCCTCTGGCATAAAAGAGGTGACACTGGCCCTAGTCTAGCAGAGCAAATGATTATGAAGGGCTGTCGCTGGAGACCTTCAGATCGTTCTAAAGGTTCTAGGGTGTCAGGAAAAAATGAGATACACCGTCGTTTGCAGGTAGATGAGTTTACTGAGGAACCCCAACTCGTATTCTTTTCTACCTGCACCAACTGCATAGCGCAAATACCTAGTATTCCTTTAGATAAGCGTAACCCTGAAGACGTAGATACTAACGCAGAAGATCACTTGTACGATGCTCTTAGGTATGGTATCATGACAAGACCTAGAAGTTCCTTGTGGGATTTCAACCCTTCAACACAGAGAAGCGGTTTTCAAGCTGCTGATCCAGTATTCGGATATTAAATATGGACCCAGATGATTTCACAACAGACTTTGAAACTAACTTAGAGTCAGGCGAGTCCTCTCACATTGAGGACGTTACCTCTGAGAGTATGCATGATCCTAAGACGGGTCACATTATTAACTTGGTAATGGATCGTTATAAACGGGCAGAAGATGCACGTTATACAGATGAACAGCGTTGGATGGATGCGTACCGCAATTACCGTGGCATGTACAACAATGAAGTACAATTTACTGAAACAGAAAAGTCTCGCGTATTTGTCAAGGTAACTAAGACTAAAACATTGGCAGCATATGGTCAGATTGTTGATGTACTATTTGGTAGTCATAAGTTTCCTCTTGCTATAGACCCTACTAAACTACCAGAAGGTATAGCTGAGTCTGTACACTTTGATGCATCACCTCAAGCAGAACAAGGCATAGATCAACTAAAAGAGACCTTTTCGCCTTCTATGTTTAGTTCTGAGGATGCAAAGCTGCAACCGGGCGAAACATTGGATAGCTTGCGTGAACGTCTAGGTAGCATGGCTCAGAAACTTGAGCCTGTAGAAGATAAGTTAATTGAAGGACAAGGTACACTACCTACAAGTATTACTTTTAATCCTGCGCTTAATGCAGCTAAGAAGATGGAGAAGAAAGTACATGACCAACTAGAGGAATCAGGTGCTAATAAACAACTACGTTTAGCTGCTTTTGAGACTGCTTTGTTTGGTACAGGCATTATGAAGGGTCCGTTTGCTGTAAATAAAGAGTACCCTAATTGGGATGACTCTGGTGAATATAAACCTAGTATCAAAACTGTGCCATCTACTAGCCACGTTTCTATTTGGAACTTCTACCCTGATCCTGATGCTGCTAATATGGATGAGGCTGAGTATATTGTTGAGCGACACAAAATGTCACGCTCACAGGTTCGTGCTTTAAAAGGTAGACCTTTCTTTCGTGATAACGCCATTGATAAAGCCCTCGGTATGGGTGAGTCCTACGAGAAGAAGTGGTGGGAGCAAGCAATGGAGGATGACGCTCAAAGCGGTAAAGCGGAGCGTTATGAAGTACATGAGTTTTGGGGCTTTGTAGATAGAGAAGTCTTAGAAGAGTACGATGTAGACATTCCTAAAGAGCTAAAAGATACAGAACAAGTAAACGTAAACATTTGGGTGTGTAATAACCAAGTCTTGCGTCTTGTTATGAATCCATTTAAACCTGCACTTATTCCTTACTACGCTGTACCTTATGAGCTTAATCCCTATAGCTTCTTTGGTGTAGGTATAGCTGAGAATATGGATGACACACAGACTCTTATGAATGGGTTTATGCGTATGGCTGTAGATAATGCAGCCTTAAGTGGTAATATGCTTATTGAAGTAGATGAAACTAACCTAGTTCCCGGCCAAGATTTAAGCGTGTATCCCGGAAAAGTCTTTAGAAGACAAGGGGGTGCGCCCGGACAAGCTATTTTTGGTACTAAGTTTCCTAACGTGTCAGGCGAGAATATGCAGATGTTTGACAAGGCACGTGTATTAGCAGACGAGAGTACAGGCTTTCCTAGTTTTGCTCATGGTCAGACAGGGGTGCAAGGTGTCGGACGTACAGCTTCTGGCATTAGTATGCTCATGTCTGCTGCTAATGGTTCTATACGGAATGTAATTAAGAACGTAGATGACTATATGCTTAAGCCTCTAGGTAAAGCGTTCTTTAACTTCAACATGCAGTTTGACTTTGATCCTGAGATTAAGGGTGACTTAGAGGTACGCGCACAAGGTACTGAGAGCTTGATGGCTAACGAAGTGCGTAGCCAACGTTTGATGCAGTTCTTGCAAGTAGCACAAAATCCTGTACTTGCACCGTTTGCTAAGATGGATTATCTTATTCGTGAGATTGCAGTTAGCATGGACTTAGACCCTGAGAAAGTTACAAACAGTCTACAGGACGCTGCAGTACAAGCAGAGATACTTAAACAGTTTCAGCAGCCGCTACCACAGCCGCCACAAGAGGGTGGAGTCCCTCCCGTAGGTACACCCCCACCTCAACAGGGAGCTAGGCCCACAGGCGCACCTCCTACAGGCCCACGCGACACATCAGGCGGTGGTGGAGGTAACATAGGGTTAGGCTCTGCACCTGCGCCGGGAGAGCAAGGATTTACTGGAAGGCCACAATAATGAGTGTTGCTTCTATGCTTGCTAAAGCTGCAGCTAAAATTATTAAAACTAAAGATGAGACTGTAGAGGCTTTGGGAGAGGTTTCTAAGAAATGAGCCAACTAAAAAAACTAGTAAACGATAAACCTTTATGGGATGCTTTTGATGCTGAACTAGAAGAGCGCATTCAGAGTAGTTATAAAACGTTCTCACAAACGGATGACCCTATGGTTATGAATAGAATGCAGGGTGCAGTACACGCTTTGACTGCACTTAAACAGTTAAGACTAAAGGTAAACGCTAATGGCTAGAAGTCCTTTCAGAAGTCATCCTAGTGCTATGACAGCAGATCAATACTATGATGCTGAAGCTAAAAAAGATGTATTAAGTACACAAACTGATAATATGCTTGCCCCTCAACAATCGCAAGAGGAACAAATTCAATTACCTAAAGAACTAGAGAGTCAAATAGAAGAGTCTACTAGA